GTTGGGTGGGGAATATCACATTACTGTTGCTGAAGCGAGTGTAGATACTCCTGGCGTTGGTTCCAGCAATAATGGTAGTTACTTGGTAGTGGATGTGGTGAGTAACGCAGGAAATCATACCAACTTCACAATGTTAGTGACTTTGGAGGCTAGACCGTAATGTCACTAAATAAAATAACAGTGGAGAGTAGATAGAAATGACAACGTATTACTATTACCCGGATGCAGCAGGTGCAAATGACGGAACATCCGAAGCGGATGCGTGGACTGCAATCGCCAGTGCGACTGCTGCTGTTGCAGCAGGCGACACCGTGTATATGAAGAATGGTGCATCTAGAGACGGTTCTGGTGCGGACGTGACGTTCAGCACAGATGGTTCCGACACAGGGCAGATTAGACTCAAGGGGTATACAAGCACCGAGGAGGATACCGGACTCTTCCAGACGAGCGACAAGTTTTTCTTCAACGGCGACAACCACCGAATCGAGAACATAGATTTTGAGGGTGGAACTACTATTGTTCCTGTCATCACTACAGATGGCGGCAACAATCTCTTCCAAAACTGCAAGATAGTTTCAACTTATACAAGCACTAACGGTAAAGCAATTGAAGTCACCAAAGAAGCAGCACTTGTAGATTGTTATATTGAAAGTACAGATAGCAATTTCTCCACCTCTAAGATTGGTGCGATCTATGTCGCCAGTGGCGATAGTGTTTCCGTTCAGGGTTGTGTGATTCGAGGTAACGTGGGACTTGGGGCGCAAGATCCATATACGGGTGTAATATTTGTTAGTGATTGTATCTTCACAGATGCGACTAACAAACCCATGCAAGCGGGAATAGAAATTGATGTCGAGTACGGCTCTAACGGATGGTATTGGATAACCAACAACACTTTCTACGGGTTCTCAGATGAGGGCATTAGATATACCCAGATGTTTGGAGCAACAGACCACAAGAATAACGTTGTGATGAACAACATCTTCTGGGGGGATGGAAGTGCAGGAAGTGCGGGCATTGAAAATGATGATGCGGGACAGACAGCCACAATCCATTTCTTGAACAACGCAATCGGAAACGTGGACACGGACTACCTTGATTTTGCGTCTGACATTACAGACAACATCGGCACGGTTTCTTTGTCAGTGGACCCGTTTGTCGATGGAGCCAACCTTGACTTCCGACTAAACAATACTTCGGGTGGCGGTGCAGATTGTCGTGCAACAGCAACACCGGTCACGGCTTTTCACGGAACGCCCCTCACTCTCAATCGCAAAGACCTTGGTGCAGTGCAACACAGTGGGTTGGTTGAAAGGGTGAGTGTGGGATGAGCGCGGTACTTCTCGATGGACAGTCCACCGCCGGTGGAATTATAAGATCTAGCGGAAATTCGTCTGTTTTTGTAAATGGAATTAGAGTCATTGTCTTAGGAGATCCTGTGGACTGTCACAATCATGGCAATAACACAGTCTGCCCCAACATGATTCAATCATCTGGAAATGTGTATGCTGATGGTATTGCAATATGCAGAGAAGGTGATTTGTCTTCTTGTGGACATTCAGGAACCAGCGGATATGGTTCTGTTGGTGTGGGAGGATAGTGTATGCCTTGTGAAGGAAATTTTGTTCATATTCAATTCAATCTTGATGGTATCTCTCTTCCTGAAGTAGACATGTCCAGCGAAGAACTTGACATTCTTCGGGGTTTTGTTGAAGATGATGATGCTTTATCTGCCTTTGTAAATCCAATGGGAAGCAAACTTGATAGTATCACTACCAAAATTGACGCTGCCATAGAAGACGCGGATGATCAAAATCTAAAGTCTAAACTGAATGACTTCAAGGTTCAGGTTGCGTCCTTCAAAACACACACCGATCGGTTGAGCGGAGTTGTGGGTGGGGAAGGTGGTCTTCCGGACATTTCGGGCGTTGCTGGCATGGCAAGTTCTTTTGCAGCCGCTAAGTCCATGTTGGCGGGTCCGGGGGCTGCCGTGGAAGACAACTTTTCTCAAATGTTTGGAAGTATTTCGGGGGGAGGAAGCATAGTCGTTGATGAAGCAATAGACATTATGAACATTGTTGCAAACACCAGCAACATCTCTGAAGCCGAGAATATGCTCGACACTGCAATCAATGGATTGTGTGTTGCTGAAAGTAATGATATAGACAGATACACAGAAGCAGAAGAGTATATAAATAAACTAAACGTTGGTCGTCGTATCATCTCAATGAACCAATCAACAGACTTCAACAAAGTTATTGGTGAACTTGTAACTAAACCTGAACTTCAAGTAAGCATACAGAACATCCCGAAACCCGAAATTCCAAACATAGATGACGTTACATCGGGATTCAAATTCCCAGAAATACCAAACCTCCCAGAGATTCCCGAACTATGACGATCACACCAGTAGACCTCAACGAAATGACCAACAACGTCCAAGGGATCGACATCTTTGGCTCGTGGATGGAACTCGGAATGCTCCTCGCAGCCACCGCAATGGGGGCAGTAATGGCGTGGGGGTTTATGAAGAACCTGATGGCAAAACGAAACAACAAAGACAAGACACCCATCCGTTCCAACTACATCAATGCACACAACCAGATCACCGAATCCCTTACTGAGTTGCGAATCCGATCAAACGCAGATCGCGTTAGTGTTCTCCAGTTTCATAATGGTGGCGAACTCTCGTATGGTAGTTCCCTGAAGAAGTGGTCTGTGACACACGAATCAACCGCACGCGGGATCACCGAGTCCAAGTCCAACCGACAGGACGTACTCGCAACCACCACACTACCACTTCTTAGCCGGATCCAACACAAGGACCACTCTCTTGTGATGGTGTCTGATGACATCGAGAGTTACTTCAAGAGATTGATGGATATGAGCGGAACGATTGCGTACACACTCTATCCTGTCTACGGACTTCGTAAAATTTCTGTGGTTGGATGCGTTCTTGTGGAGTGGTGTCATTGGGATGGTCTGGAAGAGATGGATGAAGAATCTGTCCTCGTTGAGATGACTACTACGGCAAAAGACACGGAGGCATTGTTGTACCAAGATGGCTAGATACACCGATTTCGATCTGAATATGATTCGTCATCCACTGACAGGAGATGTTTCTTTGATTGACGATGTGGCTGCAATCAAGAGTTCCGTGAAAAACATCATCCTAACCAACTTCGGCGAAAGACCCTTCAAACCCATGTTCGGTTCAAATATACGAGCCCAATTGTTTGAACAGGCAACTCCTTTCGCCGCACTTACTCTACGAGAAAGTATCAAATTTGCACTCGAAAAGTACGAACCTCGCATCAACATTTTGGAAGTTTCGGTCATCGATAATGCTGACTCAAATGCATATGATGTTAGCATCTACTTCAGAATACGGTACATAAATACAGACGTACGACTAAAGATCAAACTCACAAGGATCCGGTGATGACAGAACTTTTCACAACCAACAACATTGATTTCGAGTCGATCAAAAGCAGTCTTCGAGATCACCTAAGAACAACAGACACCTTCAAAGACTACAACTTCGAAGGTTCTGCTTTGTCAATGATCCTCGATATTCTGGCATACAACACCCAATATCAAGCCTTCTATAATAACATGGTCATCAACGAGATGTTCCTCGATACCGCAGTTTCACCCGAATCGGTCAATTCCATTGCCAAATCTCTTGGATATCGACCATCTTCAATGACAACAGCGATGGCGGAGATTGACATTGAATTGCCTCAAGGTTCGGGTGAATATGGACTCGGTTCGTATCTTCCAGCAAATGTATCGTTCACGTCTATTGGTGGCGGAAAAGCGTACACCTTTCAAACACTCGAACCTACTTTAGTAACATCGGACGATCCACCACAATTGACGGGTGTGAAAATTTACGAAGGAGATTTCAAGTCTTCACAGTTTGTCTATGATTCGTCCAACAACAACAATCAATTTGTGATACCAGAAAAAAATGTAGACATTACTACCATCAAAGTAAATGTACAAGCGGGAATAGGAAGTGTGGATGGGTATTCTGATAATTGGAGAAGAGCAGATACACTACTCTCCGTCGATGGTTTGGACAAAGTGTATTTTGTTCAGAAGAATCGAGAAGGATATTACGAAATTTACTTTGGTGATGGTGTCGTGGGTAAGAAACTTGATAATGGTCAACTCATTTACATCACCTACCTAATTTCTTCTGGTGAAAATGCCAACGGTATTGGTGAAAATGACGAAGAAGGAAATCGCACTTTCGCATCTCCCGGATTTATCGACGACATCATCGTAACATCACCTGCTCAGGGTGGTTCGCCACCAGAATCAATCGAATCTATCAAAATCAATGCATCGCTGGCATACCAAGCACAAAACCGAGCAGTCACAACAACAGACTATAAGGCAATCATCCAAGAACAATTCCCTAGTCTTGAAAGTGTAAGTGTGTATGGTGGGGAAGAAGAAAATCCTCCTCAGTATGGTCGTGTGATGATTGCGATCAAACCATTTTCCGGAAAATTTATCACAGAAGCAACCAAACGCAATATCGAATCTACACTCAAAGAATCAAAGGGTGTGATTGGAGTCAGTCCGGTCGTGATCGATCCCGATTATCTCTATATTAGACTCAACACCAACACCAAATACCAATCTACCAAATTAGGCATTCCCAAAGATGCTCTCAAAGTAACCATCGACACGCTTCTCAGTAATTTCGTTGATCTCAATCTGGACAAGTTTGAGCAAAATCTTTACCGCTCAAAGATACAAACCCTCGTAGACGATGTTGATACATCCATTCTGGGTAGCAACGTAGAAATTACATTGGAGAAGAGAATAGTTCCAAACTTTGATCAATCTGCTACTTATTCTACTTCGTTTACAAACCCAATCTATAATCCTCATGTTGGGCATATTCCTGTGATCAGTAGTAACAAATTCACCTTCGTTGACGGGTCTGGTATCCCGAGAACAGGAACATTTAGGGATGATGGCGCAGGTAACATAGTCGTTGTTGATGATATGGGGTCTTCTCTGAAGACAGATGCTGGCAAGATAGATTACACGAGTGGTCTTCTTACACTTTCTCGGATCTACATTACCGACATTGAAGGATTGCTGCCTTACATAAGCATTCGAGCAAAACCGAACAATGCAGACATTCTCTCTCCCCGAAACACAATTATCACATACGACAAAACAGACCCAACAGCGATACAAATTGTACTAAATGACATTGACAACCACGGACAAGGATAAAATACTAGGTGCTTCCCCCACTCCGAATAACCGATCCTGAGTCTACCGGAATAACACTTGCAAGCGTGTTGTCATCCGAACCTATCCCAGAATACTATACCTCTACAATAGTCCCCGATCAACTCCCCGAATTCGTGGGTCTTGAACACAGCACATTCGTCGAATTTCTTCAAGAGTATTATCGGTGGATGGAAAAAGGCACCACACATGGGGCCACAGGCGCGGGAGCAATACACACATCCCAGCACCTAACAGACAATAGAGATCCCGACAAAAACATCGATGTCTTCTTTGATATGATGAGGAAGGAATTCATGAATGCGTTCCCTGAGAAATTTGCAGACAATGTGAATAAGAGGAGTGTTTTGAAAAACATCCGCTCATTCTATAGGGCGAAAGGTTCCTCTGATAGCATAAAATTCTTGTTCAAACTTCTGTTTAATAGCGTTGCTGAGATATACCTGCCCAAAGAAGACATGTTCAGAATTTCGGTGGGGACATACAATACAGACGATCAAATTCTGTTGTCAAGCAGCCACGGAGCATCGATTTACGAATGTGAAGGTCTGATTATTCAGCAAGTCAATCCCACAAACCCCACCCAAAAACTAGCATCGGCAAACGTAAAGAAAGCAACTCAATACATTGGCGAAGGATATAATTTTTTTGCTCTTGAACTTCGCAACATTGTGGGAGTGTTTGATCCCATTCTTCCAATCATAGTCCCCACAGAAACTGATTCTGTCACCGAAAAACTTCTTCCAGTCATTGACAAAATCACCATTGATGACGGTGGTCAGGAGTATGCTATCGGCGACACAATAACAATGAAAGCCTCCAGAGGACGCGGTGGTCGGGGATATGTCTCCTCTGTAAGCGAGTCAACCATAAGCGGAAAGACCGGGGGAGCAATTACCACCATCGACATCTTAGATAGCGGAATCAACTTTACCGAAAACGACACCATTTCTGTATCAATCGACACAAAAAATGGAAATGGCGCTTTGATAGGTGTTTCGGGTGGTGGATCTGTGCATCCTTCTCGTAGATTTTACGATACTACCACCAACTTACTATCAAGCAAAAGCAAACTACAAGACAACCATTATTATCAGGACTTCTCCTACGTGATCCGGTCTGCTATGCCTCTGTATACATTCAAAACCGCTATCAAAAAACTCATTCATCCTGCTGGATACGCTCTGTTTGGAGACTATCTCCTTTCTTATGAACTAGAATCTGCGAATGCGGCAGAAACATCATACAATATATTTGAAACTCCGCTCATTGGTCACTATACACCATACACACTACACTCATGGGAAAATCTCAGAGACAATTCTCAGAGTGTTGATTTGTTCCCCGATGGTTTTAGTGGTGATCTTGATTATCTGTACTACACCGAATCTGGTACAAATGTTCATGTACTTGGGGCAAGCGGTCCTTTGGGTGACGATGACAACCCCGGCGGAACCCTAAACAGACCACAGGGTGATCAGATTGTGTTTTATGAAGATACGGACTCTGAAGATGCTGATTATTGGTTGATATACCCCCACCCAAACACCAGAGAATTTTTGTCATCGGATTATGGTAGTGGTATTACGAACGCAGACAACATAACAGTTCAATTTTTTCTTGCTAGACACCCAGAGAACGACACTAGCATCACAACCGGAGATTATGTGTACCAAAGCACGGGGATATTCTTACCAGAAGCGCAAGGCGTCATCGTTTCGATTTCTCCATATGGACCCAATGGTGACAAATCTTCGATAAAAGTTGCTCGATATTCTAACGAACCCTTCATGAAAAGTGGTATAAATACAGGAAATGGAATGACTTCTGGGTTGCTGTATTCTAGTGACGATCTAGAGGAACTTGCAGAATGGAAGTTGGTGTGGGAAAGCCCCACAACCGACACATATGACGGAATGACCTTCGACTTCATACCACTAACTATTTCGGATTTCCATAGGAAACTAACTCGATAATGGCTCAGCAAAAAACACAAAGTACTTTCCGAACAACAGTATGCAGATCGGTACGTGATATGTTTCGGGTCACTTCTGGTCATAGTCTATACCTTCTGATATCAAGACCTTTCGACAATTCACCCGAATACTCTGAAACCAGAAGTGATGAATTGGACATATGGAAAAATGCTATTGCTGCGAAAAGGCTTATCGACATTGAAGTGTTTCTAATAGCCCCAAAAAACCTATGGAAACCCGATGTTGTATACGCCCAATATGAAGATAGCAAATCGACGGGCAGTACCAGCGGAGTGTATACAACAAACGGAAATATCTACAAGTGTATATACAACAATGGCGGCGTGAATAGTCTTGTAGCGCCACAAGGCGCTGATTGCATCAAAGACATTACAACAAGCGATGGTTATGTATGGAAGTACATAATGACTGTCACCGATGATCTTTTTGACTACATTACAGACGAATACATTCCAATCAGAAGCCTTGAGGTTGATCGAAGCAACGCAAACAAATATGGAGGGGATCCTCGCAGTCTTCAATACGATGTTCAATTCAATGCTATAGATGGTGCTATTCATAGCGTTCTTCTTGGCGGAACAAATACCGCAGTGTTTTCTGCCACCAGAACAAACTCTGAAGTTCGGTCTTCTATCAACGAAGACTCCACCAGAATTCATGTCAAAGACGCAAATGGTCCTACTGACGGAGACGATCCTACCGGATACTCGCTGACAATGATGTCAGGAAGTGCAAGCGGTATGACTAGAACCATCATCGGTTATGATGGAGAAACGGGTCACAAGTATTATGACATTGATTCGTCATTTGGAATTCCGCTGTCTGTATCAGACTCGTTGAGTGTTCTTCCGAAAACAGAGATTTATGGCGATGGTTCGGGTGCTGTTTTGGTTCCTGAGATGAGCGATGACAATACCGTCAATCGGATAAAGGTGATGGATAAAGGTTCTGGATACAAGTATGCGTCTGCTAACATAGTTCCTGTTGGCGTTGACCCAGACACAGTACCAACTCTAGACCCACAGATGTCACCGTCTGGAGGACATGGATCAGACCCGGAAGGAGAAATCGGACCCAACAGACTACTGATTACTTCGTTTTTGCGTCGTGATGAAAAGGAATTTCCAGTCACCAACGATTACTCTCATTTCAGCCTCGTATTAGATCCACGGATTGGTGGGACCGGGCCCAATAACGGAAAAATTGCTGGATCAGAAGTTTCAAAATTTACCACAGCAACTATCCGAACCAAACCAGACGAATTCGTTGCCAATCTAGGATATGAAGAAGGTGATATACTCATCGGCAAAGAATCTCACACGGGTGGTGTTATTTCTTCAATCAGGAGTGTAAGCGAAACTGTCGCAAACATCAGCCTAAAAGATGTTAGTGGTTTTTACAAAGAGTCAGAAGATGTGATTGGAATTACGATGGGTAGTTCGGGTGTATTTTCTAGTGCTGGCAAAAACGCCTCAGTTATGCAATTCCAAGAAGACAGATACCTCGGAACCAATACCAACAACTATCGACTCACCACAATCCTTGGTGTGTCTCGACCGACAGGACTATATGCAAACGATATTCCGAATGATGTTACTATCACGGGTGCTTCGGGAAGTGATTGCGTTGCTGTGTATGCAGACACAACTTCTGCCGGAACTACAGCCAACATCTATGTTACAGGGATCACGGGTGGGACGGCAGGAAATGAATTTGGATACACATATGGGGAAATGATTACCTTCAGCGGAGGTATAACAGCCAGTATAAATACAATCGACCCTCCGGGACTTCAAGCAGGCACAGGAATCATTCTCCATGGCCAAGGCATCACACACGAAAGCATCACCCGAAACTATGAGCAGTCGGAATTGATACGTTTTTTGCTAGACTTTGGAGATATAGAGGACAACTAATGACACAAACCAAATCACATATCCCCTTGCTGTTTGATTCGGATCCCTACTACGACGACTTTTCAGTTGATAAGGGGTTTCTTCGGCATCTATTCAAGCCTGGATATGGTATCCAAGCAAGAGAACTGACTCAGATCCAATCAATTCTCCAAAATCAAATTGAAAGACTCAGCAATCATATCTTTGAAAATGGTTCTGTCGTTGCTGGTGGTGAAGTTGTTGAAGGTCGAGTCCATTGGGTGCGAGTGTCTATAGACACTCCCATAGAAGAACTGGACACACTGGTAGGCGAAACACTCAAGAATGGTGATGATGATGCCATTTCAGGTCGAATAGTGTATACCCTTCCGGGAATCCCAGATTCGGGTGATGACGAAGGGCAAATCATATTCTTCACACCAAACACGGTGGGAACTTTTGCGCCGGATGAGAAGATCAAAATTTTCCAAACAGATAACCTAGAGACATATCTAAGTGAATTTGACGTTGCCAGCAACGAACAAACAAACGAAAATTCTGTTGGCACCAATGCAATGATGGTAACCATAAACGAAGGGTTCTTTTTCATTGATGGATTTTTTGTGTACTCAACAAAACAATCAATCGTTCCTTACAACACGACCGTGTACACCACAGACGGCGGCGCCGAAAACTCCACTCGCATTTTTTCTGATCCAACGGCATCCATCGGATTGTCAATCAGTAGAATCATACTAAACTCATCCGAAGACGAAACCCTTCGAGATCCCGCAAGCGGTTTCAACAACTTCAATGCTCCTGGCTCGGATCGGTATAAACTTGATCTAACAATCAAATCTGTGGAATTTGAGGGGTCGGTAGGGGATGCATACACTTCCGAATTCACCGACGATTACTTCGTCGAAATGATTCGTGTGGTTGATGGCAACACCACAAAAAAGATTGAGTACTCTGAGTATTCCGAAATCGAAAATACTCTAGCAAGACGAACATTCGATGAATCGGGACACTACACCATCGGTAGTCCTAAAATGCGTGTTGTTTTACATAGCAGCGCATTCGATATTTCCGATGATGATAACAAATTCGCAGTTGGAATCGACCCCCACAAGTCGTATGTTAGTGGATTTGAACTTGAAACACAGGCTCCAATCTTCCTGTCCGTAAACAAACCCAAAGACACACAATGGCACGAAGCAGAAAATATCGATCTTACTCACGGAAACTACTTCGTCTTGGACGAGGAGAACACCCACTTCTTACCATACCAAGATGGTTTCTCCTCTGTCCCTGCACATAATGTCCTGCACGGGCAACGGCATTTTCTCCGCCGTGCCAATGGCGTAACTTTTGGTACCTGCAATTTGGTTTCTGTGAGAAAAGTCAATACGGAATATCGAGCATACATCAACAATCTAGAGTTGCAAGACGAATCAAACATCGGGGATGTTCATGACCTTGCTTGGGGAACAACAGCAGGTTTCGCCGCCCCGGGCGGCAATGGATCGACTGGTTCAAAAATTTCCATAAAAGAATATGGTGGTTCTCGTGGACCTATGTTATCGGGGTACAAATCCCTCCTATTCCCAACAACAGGAAACAATACAATAACCGAAGATGGCCTTGCCGGTAATAACACCAAACTAGCCGTCCAGTTGATGCATGTTGAATATAACGCTGATATATTTTCTGACCCCGACGGCTTGGTAATCACTCCGAACATCGCCTCCAGCATTGATGATTATGGGACTGATGACCCCACACCCACGGGTTTTTTGCTGGCAAATGTAGACCCCATTGTTGTTGGGGAAGACGGTCGCATTATTGACGCTTCGGTGGGTTGGGATGGACCAAATGGGAAAATAATGAAGATTTACAGCGACGAAGACGTTGACTCAGGACACACAGAACATATATCGATATTCTATTTTGCATATTTGGAATTCAACAACGCCGACAGCCCAGCGTATGGTCAGACGAAGTATAGACAACTCTCCAAGGAAAGCGGAAACAATATTGGTATCAGGTCATCTGAAATTTCAGAAATCAACGGAATCGAATATGTCGTATTTACACTTTCCCAGAGTCATGTTAGAAACATTACCAGTTTGATTGATGGTAACGGGGGAGGCTCATTTTCTGATGATGAGATTTCCGAAACAATTCTTGACGACGGCCAGAGATCTTACGCATACATACCAGCACAACTCCATGTTCCAAAATCGTTGCTGAATGGGGTCGGTGATTGGTATGAAATATCTGTGATGTTTTTCTACAACAAACATGGAGGTATAGGACCAGTAACGATTGACAGTTATCTAGACGCTGGTTATGACTACGATGACATCCCATCGTTTATCGACCGCGATTCTGGAAAATTTTACCGACTCCAAAAGTACATCGACTTTCGTCCAATTCAAAAACCCAACGGAGCGTTTCATGTAAATCAAGATTCTTATGTTTTTGGTCTACCATTTGACAGCCCAGTCGAACCTTCCCATATCAGTTACAACCGATATGTCCCACGAACCGACTCTGTTATTGTAGGTGAAGACCGTACCCTCAGTGTGGTTGAAGGAGTTTCCGGTTTGTTGGGAGAACCACCCCAATCAAATAAAAGCGATATGGTCCTATATCACATCGATATTGAACCTTACGTATTTGATTTTGAAAGAGATGTGAATGTTCGTCATATAGACAATCGAAGATACACAATGAACCACGTTGGGAAAATCAGAAACGAAAATGATATCCGATATAGGAGCGATGTCTATCGGAATCTCCTCTCTGATGCGATTGCCCGATCCACAGAAGAATCTGAGATGAAAGACACCGATGGTGTCACATGGAGCATATTCCCAATATCCGAAGGAATTTTGGTGGATGATTTTACAGGACACGCATTTTCTGATGTGTCTGGACGGGACCACAACTGTTCTATGGACAATAAACTTGGTGGACTTCATTCCCCATTTTCTGTGTCGTCTATCGGTCGAAGGTTCGACCTGAGCGCCAAACTGGTTCAATCTGAAGATATGATGGTAACGTACAAGTACGAAGACAACGGTGTATCGCCCATCGTCCGTCAAAATTCTGGAACAAGAACTATATTTCCTAACCCATACGGTGAAGTTGACTACCTTGGCTTCGTCAAATTACAACCATCATCAGATTTCTTCTACGATCAAACCAGACCTCCCTATGTTCTTACTAACACACATGGCGAAAACAATGCTTACCAGATAGGATTGTCTGCTCATCAGGTCGGACGATCATATGGTTATGGCACCACAAACAAAGAATACATCTTCCATTGGTTTGGTTTCGCGGACAACACATTTCAATTAGGAAATGTTGATCCACTAAACCGAGAATACGTGTCTCCTATCATAAACCAAACTAATCGATACCCAGACCGAATTATACGTACAGTTGGCGATAGGTCTGTGGACGAAAGCGTTATTCCTTATATGAGAGATGTGGACATAGATTTCGATGCAACCAATCTTTTTCCGGGCTCTACGGTATACGCCTTTTTTGATTCTGTGAAGGTCGGAAACGAAGAGGGTTATTCTGTCACTCATTCCGGATCGTGCGAGGGAACTATATCAATTCCAACAAGCACATTCTCTTCTGGTGAAAAGAGTTTCCGACTCATCGACCGAGAAGATAACGACAACGAACTCTCAAATACGCTTGCAGAAACAAAATTCTTTTCTCAGGGTCTATATGGAGATTCAGACAACACATCTCCATCGTATCGACAAATTGAAACTCGAAAGAGATCAGTCAATTCACCTGATATCATTGACTATACCTATGAGAGAACGCAAGAAGACAATTATTCTCCTGTGATTGGGGGAATAGAACCATTGGCACAAGAGATTGTTGTAGATTCTTCTCGATATCCACATGGAATCTACATATTCCAAATCGATCTGTTCTTTAGGGGAAGGGATCCAGATCACCCAATATCAATACAACTCCGACCAATGGAATTGGGTGTTCCTCACCCAAACAAAGTTATTCCTTTGTCTACAGTTACCCGAGAAGGTGTAACAAATTACGATAACGAACCCACTGCCGCGACAGCCTTCACGTTCTCCTCGCCGGTATATCTCAAGCCAGGCAGATACGCTGTGTGTGTTATTACGAACGGTTCGGAGCATGAAATCTTTAGTGCAACTGTTGGAGAAACAATACTGGGATCAAACGGTAATGTGTTCAATAAAGACTCTGGAATAGGAATCAAAATGGGAAGTTTATTCAACCCAATCAACAACGGCTCTAGGATAGAAGATCCCAACAGTGTCTTGGCAATGAACATCTATAAATGCACTTTCGATACTTCAGAACAGGCAGAGATTACGATCAAACGAACAGGCGATGAAGAAATACCCACCCATTCGTTTATTGTTAGTGGAAATCGTCAACCTCACGGTTCTGGATTTATGCAACCCACAGCATCAGTGATGGGCATCGACTCAGAGATAAATTCTGAAATTGAATTTTCCAAAGAAGAAGTTATCAAACATACAACATCTGCCTCTATCAAATTCCCAGTGGGAAGCGATACGTCTGATATTTCTCCTATCATCGATCTAGACCGAGTAGGACTTCTATCTGTACACAGTAAGGCTTTAGCACACGACCCCACTGATACCACCTCTGCCAATATTGGAGAATTGAGAGGAACCGCAGGATCTGCTAGTAACATTGCACGGTATGTCAGTAAAAGAATGACCCTCCCAGATCGAATGGCAAACGACATGTTAGTGTGCCTAAAAGCCTATGGGAAGGTTCGTGTTTATGTGAAGACATCCAGCGGCGGAAGTGAAGACTTCGATAGCATTCCGTGGAAAGAACTGCGACCAACAGATAGAGTTTCTAGTGGTGCTGATGAGTATCCACAAGATGGAAACCAAACTACAGACGGAATTCTTCGAGATTACTATTTTCGTCCTTCTGGACCTTTGGTCTTGGGCAACTACAATACATACAGTATCAAGATTGTGCTTTTCAAGGAAGCACTCAATTGTGGACAAGGATCTTTTTCGTACGCAAAGGAACTAAGAGCAATACCTTTGTACAATAAGGAGCGGTCATGACTTCACCCCCATTCTATGATCCCATTTCCAATCTAAGCCTATCAGATACCTTCTATACTTGGTATAGAAGGACTAATGATATTGTACAGAAGTTGAATCCACTAGAAATTTATAGTATCGCTGCGAGTACCAATCCCGGAATGGATGGTTTGGAAATCAATGTTGCTCCAGATTCGGGAATAGCCACTATTGGATATGCGCTTCCTTACGATGTAGTGGGCGATCATGATTTCGAGGGAGGACTCACGTTTTCTGGAACTCTTCTTGCAATCGCGGGCGCTTCGTTTGACTGTGACGTTACATTCAGACCGAATGACGACTCCGGAGTTGTTGAATTCGTGACAGGAAATGTAAAATTTGCTGATACAGTAAATAAAGTTGAGTTCTTTACTCCAGAAGTTTTGTTCAAGAATAGCAACATTGTTATCCGCAACACCGAAACGAGTATCATGGATTCGTATGTTGACTCAACCGGATCATCCTTTAGTTTATACATCAGTGCGGATGAGGAAGTTCGTCTTGCGGGCTATGCCCCGCAAGGCGGCGACGGAACAGTATCATCTGGTCTGTTTCGCTGCGGAATTGCGACATCATTCATAAACGATGTCCTAATACGAGGGCAAAAGGATACCGACCCCTTCAATTTTGGTGGCAAAGAGAATCCTTCTTTCATTAT